TCTTTATGTCTACAAAAGGGACTAAAGGGCTTTCTGGAGGGGCTGGTGATGCCGCTCTATAATCCATCCGCGTCTGGTGGCTCCGCAGAATGGGGTGGAATTGCAGGCAACATTGCCGCGCAAACCGACCTTGCGTCAACGCTCGATAACAAGTGCCCGTATGTCCACGGGCATGTGATAGCCGATGTATCAGGGCTTCAATTGGCATTAAATGGCAAGCAGGCGGCGGGTAGCTATGCGGCTTTGGCTCACCCACATTCAATCGCAGATGTAACTGGCTTGCAGACCGCACTTGATAGCAAGGCAAATGTCGGCTCCGGAAGTAGTGCGGCGGCTAAGGGCGTCCACGCAACGCAGCCTAATGTAGCAGCAGGCCAGTTCCTCACACCACAGTTGACGGCGCTTGCCCTCACGACAATCGCAGCGGCGGCGAATAGGCTCGACTATCTGCCATTCATTCCGGCGCAAGACGTGACCATTGACCGGCTCGATGTCGAAGTCTCCACGCTTATAGCGGCAGCACAAGCCCGCCTCGCTATATATGCCGACAACGCAGGCGATCCGGGGGCATTGCTGCGCGACGGGACTTCTGTGCTGGATTGCTCTACACAGGGCCTGAAAATTGCCACGATAACTTCCCTGACTATGGCAGCAGGGACAACTTACTGGCTGGCCATCCTTAGCAGTTCAACGCAGACCTATCGCGGCGTTGCGGTGGGCGCTCTCATGCCGATGTTGGTTAGCGCCACTCTGAACGCAACCTATGTCCACAAGCGCCAGACGCAGACCTTTGCAAGCGGGATGCCTGCCAATGCTTCTGGTCTAACCAATATTTCTGGAACCTTCCCTCTTATCAAGATGAGGGTGGCATGAGACGGGGCGGCGCAGGCAAAAGATACGGTCAAAGTGGGTTCATTCGGTATCGGTCAATCTAAGCGATTCAAGGCTTGCCGTCGCTGGAATAGGTGTTCTGCATGGCGTCGTCACTACAGATAGCAAATGAGGCTTTAGCGGAATGCGCTTGCGGCTCGATAGCGTCTTTTGACGAAAACTCGTTGGAGGCCAATGAGGCCACTCGCTTTTTCGATCTGGTGTTTGCTGAACTACTGGACTGGACCGAGTGGTCCTTTGCTCGCCGCTATGTCGTGCTGGCTGAAGTCACCAATGATCGCGCCGATGAATGGAACTATTGCTATGCGCTCCCTACGGACTGCGCTGCTCCCCTAAAAATTCGCTCGTCCATGCCGGATGCTGATGAACTGCCAAGCTACGGGCCGATGTCCTATCCTTGGCAGGATGAGGCTCCGGTGTCGTTCATTGTCGAAGGGGGCAAGATTTACACCAATGCTGAGACGGCCACGCTGGTTTACACTACAACGAATATCCAGCCTTCGGAACTATCGCCATTGGTCCGTCGCGCTTTCTCGCTCGAACTCGCCTCCCGAATTGCCTATCCGATCAAAAAAGACGCCAAACTGAAGGGCGAGCTTATTCAGGCTGCTGAAGTAGCCAAGGCTCGCGCCATATCGGATGAAGAGAACAAGAACCCACGCATTGCGCCGCGCTATGTGAGTGACGCGGAGTATGCCCGTCTAGGACATATCTGATGGCTTTTCGCGCTGGACAGCCAAACTTCTCCAAGGGTGAAATCGCACCGGAGCTTTATGGCCGGTTCGATGTTGACGCCTATGCTGCTGGTTTAAAGAAGGCCACTAACGTCATTGTGCTGAAATATGGCGGGCTGACAAAGCGGCCCGGCACAAGGCTGGTTGCTGAAGTCATGGACGATAGCGAACCGACGCGGCTTATCCCGTTTCAGTTTTCGCTAACGCAGACCTACGCCTTGGAGATGGGGCAGGGGTATATGGCCCCCTGCGCCTTGGGTGGGCGCGTTCTTGAAGAAGAATTGCAGATTACCGGCATAAGCAACGCGGCCCATGCGCAGATTACCGCTGCCTATCACAGCTATAGCGTGGGTGATATTGTGTATCTGTCTGGGATAGCAGGGGGCTTGGGGGACTTTCTCAACAACCGCTTCTGGCCAGTCTATTCGATTGTGGACACAAACAACTTCACAATTGATGCAGATACGACTGGCGAGCCTGCCTTTACGTCCGCGACTGGCGGGACCGTTCGCGTAGGTGCTCCTCCTCCGCCTCCACCGCCTCCGCCTGTTCCGCCTCCGCCTCCACCGCCTACTCCGCCTAGCACTGGTGGTGGTGGTGGTGGAAACTTTGGTGGGGAGTTTGAACAGTAATGGGCGTTGCCCGCGCCTACAAAGTTGGTTCGCCTTACAATGGCGAGGAGCTTGCTGATCTGGACTTTGAACAGACGGCGGACACAATGTATCTCGCCCATATAAATCATGCAGTGAACAAATTGGTTCGCAACGACCATGACGATTGGGAGTTTATCGAGGTAACATTCGGCCCGTCGCAGGCGGCACCGACTAGCTGCGTTGCGACTAACACCACACCTAACACCGACGCTGCCAATGGCGGCGATGCCTATTTCCCGCAAGTGGCAACCTATGTAGTGACAGCGGTAAACGACACTACGGGGCAGGAAAGCCGCGCGTCCAACGAAGATACGGCAACCAACGACCTGACGCTGAAGCGCAACTATAATACGATTACATGGACCGCTGCTGCTGATGCTGATCGGTATAATGTCTATAAGGCGGACAATAACCAGTTCTTCGGCTATATCGGCACGACTGAAGACCTGACCTTTGTGGATGACAATATCGGTCCTGCTTTGGACAAGGCCCCGCCACAGGCTTTCAATCCGTTTGATAGTGCGGGCAATTACCCTTCGACGGTAACATTCTTTGAACAACGCTTGATGCTGGCAAGAACGACCAACGCGCCAAATGCTATATGGGGTTCACGTTCAGGGCAGTTTGAGAACTTCGACCGTTCACGGCCATTGCGCGATGATGATAGCATGTCGTTCTCGATTGTGGCGGGCAGGGTTAACTCGGTGGAGCAACTGGCGTCCACGACAAGCCTGATTGCGCTGACATCTGATAGCATCTTCAACATTGACGGCGATGGCTCTGGCGGCGTTCTGACAGCCTCAAGCCAAGCAGCTAGACGGCAAATCGGGCGTGGTTCTTCGCGCCTTCCTCCGCTGGTGGTGGACAATGTGATTTTCTATGTCCCGTCCATTGGGAATAGCGTTCGCACAATCAATTACAGTTTTGAGTTTGACGGCCTGAAGGCAAGCGACATCTCGATATTCAGCCCGCATTTCTTTGACGGGTTCAACATTGTGTCGTGGGCCTACAGCCAGGAGCCGCGTTCGCTGATTTGGGCCGTGCGCGATGATGGCAAGCTCTTGTGTTTTACATGGGAGCAAGAGCAAAATGTTTGGGGCTGGACCATCTGCGAAACCGATGGGCTAGTTAAGTCTGTGTGCGCCATTTCCGAGAACGGTGAGGATCGGGTTTATCTGATTGTTCAGCGGACAATTAACGGCGTCCAGAAAACATTTGTGGAGCGCATGGTGTCTCATGCTTGGGATAGCGTGGAACAGACCTGTTTCCTTGACTGTGCGGTATCGGGGACATTCGATCCGCCGCAATCGAGTTTCACCGGCCTATGGCATTTGGAAGGCCGCACTGACATTGCGGGGCTGGTCGATGGTGCCGTAGTTACGGGGCTGACAGTAACGGATGGCACGGTGACTTTGCCTGAAGAATATGGTTCATGCTCCGTGGTTTCGTTTGGCATCCCCTATGAAGCGCATATCCAGACTCTTCCTCTCCGATTTAACCAGCAAGGCTCTGGCTGGAATGTGGGGCTGCATCAACAGACTGGTGAGGTTGTCCTGTCCCTTTATGAAAGCAGGCAGGTGATGGCTGGTCCTACTGAGGACAGTGTGTATCTTATCAAGTCGCGCACAGGGGAAAACTACGGATCGCCTGAGAATTTGATGACGGGTGATTATAAAGTGAACAGCGCCAATACAACCGCGCCGGATACGGGGGTGTATATCAAGCAGACTGCGCCGCTGCCGTTGACCGTGCTTGGCGTTTATCTGGACCCTAGCATTGGGGGTTAGGAATATCGAGATTGTTCCGGCGCGCCCTCGCCATGTCGGGGCTATTGCCAAGCGGATGCGGGATATTGATCGCAAGGAGTGCGAGGCAATGGGGCATAGTCCAAAAATGGCTTTGCGGATGGGGCTGTGGTTTAGCCAAAATGCGTGGACTGCGTTGGTTGACGGCAAACCAGAGGCGATGTTTGGGATTATGGTAACGTCCGCGCTGACAGGCGATGGCTCGCCGTGGTTTTTGGGGACCGATGAGGTTTACAAGCATGGTCGAGCATTGCTGACTTGGGGGCCTTCATTTGTGAAGATAATCCGCGATTCAAGCCCTCGTGCGAGCAACCTAGTATCCGCCGATAATTTCAAGGCAATCCGCCTGCTTGAAAAATGGGGGTTTGAAGTGAAGCCCGAAACGGAAACGCGCGGCGGTGTTCAATTCAGAAAGTTTGAACTGTGTGCGATCCCGTAACTTTGACCGTCGCTGCAACGGCTGTGACTATGGCGGGGCAGGGCATGTCTGCTTTGCAACAGGCCAGCCAATACAAATATCAGGCGCGGGTTGCGGAGCGCAATGCTTCGCTTGAAAACGAGGCTGCGCGTGTTGAGCAGGAAAATACCCGCACTGAGGCGCTTGCTCATTATCGCCGTGTCGCTGCGCTAAAAGGCCAGCAACGGGTGACTGCTGCGGCAAATGGCGTAAGTCTGGAATTTGGCTCTGCTGCTGATGTGGCTGACGATACGGATATGCTGGCGCGTGAAGACGTAACCCGCATTTATGAGCAGGGTTTCCAGCGTTCGCGTGGCTTTGAAATTAATGCTTCCAATGAACGCGCTCAGGCTCGCGCCGCAAAGGCGGGTGCAAAGAACGCTATTGTCTCCGGTATCTTTGATATGGGGTCAACCGCACTTGGCGGGGCAACGCAGTATAGCAAGATGAACCCCAAGATGAAGGCCGGAAGGGCTGGTGCTTAGTGCCTAGAGTGCCGCTGTATGAACCTAACCGCGTAGCGCCTGCATCTACAACCGGCGCGCGGTTTCAGGCTGCGTCAAATCCCGGCAATATAGGTCAATCAGT